CCATCGTCGAGCTATTCGGATCAGACACGGGGATCACGTCCACCATGTCGTAGTCAGCTTGCCGCGCCATACGGTTGCCAACCAACGGCTCATACGAGTAGCCAGCCGGAGCCGTGTCGCGGATCAGACCTTTGAGGAGCTTGAACTCCTGCTTCATCGAATAGTGAAGCCGCGCCTGAACGGCAGACATCGTCTTAAGCTGGCGCTCAAGAATGGCAAGCGTCGTACCCACCGGAGAATTCGCGCTCATGTCGCTGATCTTCATATCAGCGATGCTGCCCAGTCGGCGTCCTTCCTCGGTGATGCGGTCCAGAAGCCCCGCAAGAACTTGGCTCGGCTCCTTGTATGGCAGCGGCATGATGTTGTCGCGCACGCTACCGCTCGGAACATCTACGTCTCGCCACTCACCCGGAGCGATGGGGGTGTCGTCGCCCTTGATACGCAAGCCACGGGACTTAAGCCCCCCGGGAAGATTAGAGAGCGTGCCCGCATCGACAAGCTGGCGAATGAGTGAAGTACCCGCCCGAGCGTAGCCACCGATCAGGTGGATGTAGCCAAAGCCATACGCGCCGAAGCCCGGAACGTAGTCGTACTGCACAAAGTATTGCTGCTTCTGCCGAGTCTTGTCGTCAGGTGCCCAGTTACGATAGATGGACAGAACTTTGCCGGTCTGCTTGTCCATCGTAATGACGTACGGAAGCGCGATGCCGTCCGGATCTTCAAACCCCGGCAGGTCAATATCAACCTGCACTTCGTAGAACTGATACCGATTGTCGTCGGACAGCGTGTAGCCCTGCTCTTCAGCTTTGCGTTTGTCGATCTCGTCGTGCGAGATCACCGGCTCCCCAAGGTCAATATCCCGGTAAAAGCCAGCCACTTGAAGCTTGCGAACGTCGTTTTCGGTCTTGCGCATGATATGCGTGACGCGCTCTGCGCTACGCACACCGCTGCACCCGTAGGGGATGACGACCTCTTCTGCCGGGATAAACACCGACGTGGGACGGTCAAGCGACGGATCGAAGTAGACTTTCTTGAACGCCGAACCCGCCAGACCAAGGTTAAACAGCATGCGCTCATGCTCGGGGCGGTATTCCGGCATCTCCTCGGTCAACTGGAAGTTCATGTCCTCCGTGACCCGTTTTGCTGCGTCTTCCTTCTCTTGCGTCGGTTTGCCGACGATCTTGGCCTTGACTGGACCCGCAGACGGGAAAGTCTCGATGATCGTCTCCGACTGGAACCGCACAGCCGCCTCGATCAGCAGGGTGCTGAACACCCCACACGCGCCGCTCCAAGGATCGGTACGCTCTTCGTACTTCATGCCAAGAACCTCAAGGCCCCTGACAAACATCTCCACCCAGTCTTTACGACTGTTGATGTCAGCCTCAATGGCCAACATCAGTTCACTACTGAGCGACTCAAGCTCCGACTCCGTCATGTGCTCGGCCAGATTGGCGTCGTGCTCGATGATCTCTACTTCACCTTCCTCGCCACCTAGCTTGATCTCAGTGCCGTCGATCATCACCGAGATCTCACCGTCCGGATCGTCGGGCAGCACGAGTTCGATCTCGACCGCAGGTGCTTGCTCCCCCTCCAGAACCTCGTCTTCAGTAAGAGCGCCAAGGCCCATAGGGGCCGGATTCGTGCTGTTGTCGATCATCGGAAACCCTTTTTCAATGTCGCCCGGTTAGTCTTCGGGCTATATTTGTACTCTGTCGCCGGTCTGCCACTAGACCGCGAGGCCCTGTCTTTGGCCCTCTCAGCGGCGGTCATCTGATCTCGCTTCATACCCTCGGCGGTAAGTTTGCCCGTTTTGGGGTCGTAATGCCCCCGATCTGACAGGATTGCAAGCGCTTTATCGCGGTCCCCGCCGATCTGCGCGGTCAGACGGTCGATAAGCTGCCCTCGGCCAGTGAATTTTTGTGTAGTCATCAATAGAAAGCCTGCCTTCTAGGCAGTCTGACGTTGACCATGTCCGGGTCGTCGCGGTCGCTATTTAGCCTGAGCAGCCCGCCTTTTCTGATCCTAGCTAGCGCCAAAGTCATCGCATCCACGTCATCGTCATGCTCGCCAGCCGGAAAAGCAAGTATTTCCTCCACCACCTCAGACGCCCACCACGTCTCGGGGAACCACACCTGCTTGCTTGCGAACATATCAACAATAGCGTTGACCCGCGCAATCTTGTCCTGCCCTTTGCCCGGACTGAAATCTTGTACGAATATACCTGAGCGACGCATCTCGTCGATCAACGGCTGCCCAGACGCCTTCGCCTCCACGATCACCGAGTCTGGCTCCCAGTCTTTGTACTGGTCATGCGCCATTTTCTTCAACTCCGGGAACTCCCACTTCCCCTTGACCCGGTTGAGCAGGATCGCGTTCTCCACCCCGTTGTCATCGACGAACACGCCCCACGTCTGGCACACGCTGTAGTCGCTACGCTCCTTGGTGGTCAACGCCGTGTCGTAAGACTGCACGACAAAGTCACATTTCGGCGGATCTTCCTTCTTCCACCATCGGATGTCATCGCGCTTGATGATCGCCGCTTCTTGGGCGGTGGGGTGTTGCTGGTATTGAGCGTTCCACTGCCACGCAGGCATCGACGCTTTGGTCCGCAGCAGGCTTTCTAGGCTCCACTGCTCAGGCCAGAGGCTTTTTTGGACGGTTTTTGGCTCATCTGGGTCGTATTCGGGGTGTTTTTCGTCCGAAAGTGGGTTGTTTACTTCGAGGATCGCGGGGAATTCAAACATTTCGTACACATCCCCGTCCGGATTCATGGCACCGTCCTTCAAAAGCCTGCCAATCAGGTCTCTTTGGTGCCAACGGGTGTGCAAAACCACAATTTTCCCACCCGGCATCAGACGAGTACGCAGACCAGCCCGATACCACTCGTACACGGTGTCCAGTTGGGACGTATTCCCCGTCTTGATGTCCTGTTCCGACAGCGGATCGTCCACCACGATCAAATGCGCACCGCGCCCAGCCAGTGCACCGCCCACACCAGTGGCAAATACCTCGCCACCCTTGGTCGTATTCCACTTACCCGCAGCCTTGGCGTCGGCTGCGATGTCCACGCCCGGAAAAATGCTTCTGTATTCAGCGGTTTGCATCAGATTTCGCACCTTCCTAGCCATATCCACGGCCAGATCAACAGTGTGCGAAGCCATAATCATCTTGTGATCCGGGTGTTTCCCCAAATACCACGCTGGGTAGTACACCGAAATCATCAAAGACTTGCCAAAACGAGGTGCCATGGACACCGCAACCCGGTCCTTCTGGTCCGATTCCACCTCCATAAGCAGGGAGCCCAGCCGTTTGAGGTGAGTTCCGAACTTGTACGTGGGGTCTACGGCAGCGATGAATGCCAGAAAGTCGTTTTGTGTGATCGTTTGGCGCTGACGCGCCTCAATTTCCTCCAGCAGGGCTAGAGTTTTGACCATCTCGTCGTGCGACATGGTCTTGATTCCTTGCAAAAGCCTGTTCTTAAGCTCCTGCGGAATCATCCTTGCCCTCCAGCAGTTCATCGTCGTAGCGGGAAATGACTGCTTTTGCCTCCGGCTTGGCCGGTTCAGCGTCGATGGTCTTCATCAAACGCTCTCGCAGCAACTGCTCAAGCTCCTCGGTAGGTCGGTGCTTAAGCGTAATTTCCGTCTTGTCCGTGAACAGCCCGACGTCGGAGATCTTGCCCAGCAGTTCCAGACTTTTCATCCGGATACGGGCATCGGGGTTTGCAGACTCTGCGACCAGCTTGTTAGTCACATACCTGCGCAGTTGGGCAGCCGACTGCACGACCGTCCTGTCGTACTCATCGAGGATCGCCTTGAGATGTATAACCGTACCGGGGGACGAGAGATCTACAGACGTTGGTTTCACCCGCCCTGTGAATAGCCCACGAGCAGCAGAAATATCCTCGTCCGTCACGTCCACGCCCTCGTCGTAAATCTCGGCAAGGCTATTGAACGCAGCATTCACTCTCTCCGCCAACGTCTCGAACGTAGGCGGGTAGTCGGCATACGGGATGCCGGTCTCAATCTCAGGTATCTGCATATTTTTCGCAGCCAGTAAGGCGAGCCCTGAGATTATCTTGCAAAAAAATTTTTGGCAAGGCGTCTTTATTTAGCCACGGGGGGCCTTCGCTGTACGCAGGGGGTGGGGGTCCAATGGGCCAGAAAGTAAAAGGGCTGGGTAAGGTCGCGTAAGGTTGGGTTTAGTTGGAGCGTGGACGGTTGTGGCGCTCAGCGCAGCGAGGCGGCGAGTCCCAAAATATATCTTGGGGGGTTGGGTATGGGTGGGGTAAGCCTTACCCGGAAAACTTGACCCGGTAAGGCTTACCCTGTAGTATTTGGGTCGTGGCGCAGACTTGTCCCTCACTAGGGGCAGGCGTCACACGGAGAATCATCATGGCTCAAAAGCCTGTTGTTGTTGCTGCTGCTTCTACCCCGGATCACGCTGCTGCCGTCCGGCTCGCTGAACTGAACACGAGCCGGGTTGCACTCGAATCGGCTCTCAGCGATGAGAACCTTGCCCTCGTCGACAAGGGCATCCGGGGTGAACTCCGGGCGTCCAATGCGACGAGGATTGCGTGCTGGACCATCGTTCAGCAATGCCGTGACCTCGGGGTTCCCTCGAACGATACCGGCGTTACCCGAATGATTCAGACGGTGATCAGGGAGCACAGCATCTCGAAGTTCGGTGACGATGCCAAGAGCCCGGAGCGTGTGAAGTGGGATGATTGGTCTAAGTGCATTCAGCGCGCGGTGTATCACGCGGTGAGCCCTGACAAGTTCGGGATCAGCCTCAAGAACAATCCGGACTATCGGATTGGGGGCTCCGGAGCGGCTCAGACGAAAGCGGGCGCGGTGAGCACGACTACCCTGCTTGACGCGTTTAAGACTGCTAGCAAACTGCTCGCGCAGTTCCGGATGCTGAACCAAACGGCGGTTGCCGGAGAGTTGATCGATCTGCTCGTCGAGCACTACCCGGAGTTCCGGGAGGTGAACGAAAAGGGTGAAGCGCTGAAGTAAACCTGAGGGGACACCGGGCAACCGGTGTCCCCTTTTCAACCTGGACGATAAAGGGACGTCACGATGACATTCACCGTAATAGTTCGCAAGGATGGAATCGACCGGCACTATCACTGTGCGAATCAATTCGACGCGGAAGTGTTGTACGACGCGCTAACGCGCGGAATGAAAAATGCGGTAATTGAAGCATGGCGGGGCGCTGAGCGTCTCGTCACATATCGGAACGACTAACCCACGCCCCGCGCTTCGGCGCGGGGTTTTTTTTTCGCCCTTCGGGATAGTA